TATTTTGGGAGCCCGCACCTTCGGTGGCGTTGGATATTGATAGACGCGCGGACTCCGTTTTGTTTTTCTCGCCACTTTTGCCCTCTGGTGTCACGTAGCTCAGTACGTATCAAGAGAACGTACTATTTGCCCGATTTGTCAACGGGCTTTGGAGAGGCCCCCTGCGGGGGCATGCCTTCGGCCCCTCCGGGGGCGCTGGGGGTGCCCGTTCCGGGCACAGAGGCGCCCTGAGAGGGCGCTTGAGCGGGTGGGGCTACCCCTGTAGCCTGAGCCGCCTGAAACGCCGCCTCGTGCCGCTGTAGGGCACCGGGGGCGTATCCGACAGGGTCGAATTGCTCCTCCCAGGGGGAGGTGGGGTCAAAGTCGTCGCCGACATCGAAATCGTCGGCCTCCTCCCATGATTCTTTGCCCATTGCCGCGGCTTCCGCCGCGAGTTGCTGCCCCATGATTTGCTGACGGATGATCTCCGTCATAGTGGGCGAGCGAGAGTAGCCGACTGGCGGAGCCATCGGCACAGGGTCGGGAACCTCCCGACCGAACTCGTCGAGGAAAATATCCCCTCGATCAAGACCAATGCCGGGATACCGATCGGGTAGATCCCGCGAGAGATCCTTCTGAACATCAGGTTTTTTTGCGTCGGCCATCTGGCCCTCCTAGTAGATGAAGCTGGTACCAGTCGCGGCGACAAGACGCCGTGCCTGGATTGAATGCTTGGCCATCACATAGAGAACATCGTTTGTGGCCACAGGGAAGATGCGCTCCGTTGGGACGCACGTCACGAAACTGGCATTGAGAGCAGGGTCTGAAGCAAACTCACGCGCCATGTGCCAGTAATTAAGCTCGGTGGTGCGGAACTCACCCGCGACCGTGCTCTCCTGCCGGCGATATTCGTCATAGCGGTCCTGATTGCCAAACTTGCCATCCGGCGTCGTGTGACTGGCATAGACCTCTTTATTGAGGACTTCCTGTTGGCCGATGTGCTGGAGCTCGACCTGCCAGAAGTCCTCTTTGGTGCGCCGATTCCACGTGCGCGAAAGACCTTGTGCATAGATCGTCTTAGGCCGGACCGAGAGCATAGAGATAACGTAGCCATGCTCCTCGAAAGACCGGCGATAGCGGTTAGACCGCAGCGCGCCCACACCGTGGCCGCGCATTTCACCGACAAACGTGTCGTCGTCGTTGCCCTCGGCGGTCTGCAAGACCTCCGAGAATTGGATCATTTGCTTGCCGCCGCCGAGATACTCGGGACGCTGCAAACGCGCGTCGGAAGAGCGAACGCCAAGATAGCGCAGATACTCAGTGTAACGAGAACCATAGCGTGCTCGCGCCTCCTCATAGCGCTGTAGCGCGAGCGCCTCGCGGAGAAGATTGACCGTGATAGCGGACGCCCCAGTGAGGTCCGCAAAGACTGCTCGACCGGCATTGTAAGCCTCCCCATCATTGGCAAAGAAGAGCGCCTTGTCGGACGCCTGGACGCCGATTGTCGGCGCCGTGGTCGAGTTAGCCGGTGATTTAGAATAGGTCGTTGTTTTGACCGGCGCAGATGTGCCGAGAGGCAGAGTGATAGACGGACCCTTTTGCTCCCATGGACGGGAGCTCGTGAAATAGTCCTTTTCCCACGCGATATTCTGGAGCGTGGTGTTCGTGGTGGTGTCAGCGCCGGACGTTGTGTCGATGGTCAAAGGCGTGACCAAATCCTGATCCCGATACCACTCATTGAAGATCAGGGCGTAGGCTCGGAAGGGAAGAGCAGAGACTTCGAGACCATTGATAGTTGGTGGGCATCCAAGGTAGTCGGCAAGGCCTCCGACAATGCCCGAACCAGTCGCTGGAGGCCCAGCTCCGTAAGACAGGGTGATCGTCGGAAAGACCGAGGCATCCATGCCATCAGGGCCGCCAGTGATGAAATTTTCCCAGTCATCCCATACGAGACGATGAGGCACGAACCAGTGGTGAACTCGTGCCTCGACCGGATGCATAACAGGAGCATTGAGCGGCTGAACTCGGATGAAGAGGTTAGTGCTGTGCTGTAGCGTGTCACCTGGTAGCACCTCCGTCAGCCCGCAGGGAACAAGCTCGCCCATGTCACAGGACAAGAGCTTGTAGTTTGAGAGTGAGTGTTTAGACCGTTTCATAGCGAACCTTTCTTAGGTCGGATCAATTGTTTGCCTTCTAGATTCCTGATTTTCTGAAGATTTTCCTCCACGTAGACATTCGAAAGTGACTGCTTTTTAGAGAGGCTCTGAGCCTCTCGCAGACGTTGCATTTCCGCCCGGTTTTCGGCCTTGACCGATTCGGGCGAGTCCGGTGATTTCCCGACATAGGTGCGAAGCTTTCTGTGTAGGTAACGGCCGAGGGCCATGGTCCTCGTGCCGTGTCGCAGGGCAGACGGAACGTCAGCCTGCGTTTCATCGAGATTGAAGTCCAAGAGGGTAGATGCGACTTCGTGCATCATATCGGCCCCGATTCCGGGCCGGTTGCTCATTCGAGCAAACTCAGGGTGTCGACCGGCGAGACGCAAGTCGTCCTTGCCCGTCATTTTTTTAAGGACGTAGCCAGCAATATAGGACGCAGAAGCGTCCGTTAGCTCACCGAGGAACACGTTCCCGTGTCCCCAGGATTCGCGGATTTGATCACACGCCGCGCAGCAGTGCTCGCGCGGACGGGTTTGGCCCCAGGAGCAGTTCGGATACCCGAACAAAGCTAAGTGATAATGGGGCCGTTCAGTCGTATCGCCATACTCGCCCGCCGCGAAGAACCGCAGACGGGCAGGCTCAACCGACTTTCGCAAACGTTTGAGGAAGTTGCGTAGATCGGCGGGAACAAGCGTACCGCCGACAGGCAGATTTTCGTCAGAATACGTGAGCGTGACGAAGCTTTTGTCCCCATGCAGAGCCGCCTCCAGCATCAGGCGATGCACCCAGATTCGGCGGCGATTAACCCGACAGGGCAGACACTGTCCGCACCCGACGAGCATCGTCTCGTGACGACCTCCGGTGCGGACAGATATGGGGGACGCGCACAGCATCAGAGACGGAAGCCGATGCGCAGCGCGCGGACGATTTTCCGCGCTTTAGATTTCATCGAGCGGTTGCGCGATTTCTTGCCGGTGCGGCGGCGAGACTTGGTGAAGCGTTTCATGGATACCTCCTTTCCTAGAAGCCGCCACCTGTCGTGTAGGGGGTCATTTTCGACCGATCACCGAAGACGGAGCGGGTGCCCTTGGTGCCCTTGGGTGAGTTGTGGATGATATCGGCGCCGAGAACACCGGCGCCGTAGAGCATTTGGATGAGATCGCCATAGCGATCCTCAGCCTCTTGAGCGTTCGACCAGCCCGGATCGAACTTCACATTCTCATTGTTGACCTTGATACCAGAGCCGGGTTGACCGGGCATGTTGTAACCCCCGTCAGCCATAGGGAACGGTGGGCTACGAGGGCGGGTAATATCGAGGATTTGAGCCCGTAGCAGATCGTTTTCGAGCGACGCCCGATCGAGCGAGAGGGCCTGCATTTTGGCGCCGACGGCGCCCAGGCGCTCGGGTGCAGTTCGGGTATTGTCAATTGCACGGGAGATGTCTTGACCGGCGCTAGAGAAGCTAGCAGCGGTGTCATTGTCCCCCAGCCCCACAGGGGAGTATTGAGCGCCGGAGGAGCCGAGAGCGGCAAGGGGGTGAATTCCGGCCCGCTGGGCGTCTTCGACCTTCCAGCGGAGGCCGTTTTGAGCGAACTCTTTTTGGAGCTCGATTTCACGTTCTTGACCTTGCTGCTTTTGTTGATTGCCAATGAGGCCTCCGATTAGGGAGGCACCAGCAGAGATGAGAGTGCCTAACATGATACCTCCGAGAGGTGGTTGCGACGGGGTTTGCGGAGATTGCGCGATCCAGCGACGCCCTTGGCGTGGATGACGCGCTTGCGTTGCTGCCGGCGGATGCAGACCAGAACGCGCTTTGGGTCAGGGAACCGCAGGGGTTCCGATAAGCGTGGGGTTTGGAATTTGGTAGGTTTAGATAGTTGTAGCGGCCGAGTTCGGACCGCCCCACGCAATGACCTTGATATGGAAAGAGCGGGCCGATGGGCCCGCTCAGGGTGCCAAGACCGATTGTCTTGGTACTGGATTAGTGGAGCTACGCGACGGGGGAGGGCGTGGCGGATTATTTTGGGAGCCCGCACCTTCGGTGGCGTTGGATATTGATAGACGCGCGGACTCCGTTTTGTTTTTCTCGCCACTTTTGCCCTCTGGTGTCACGTAGCTCAGTACGTATCAAGAGAACGT